CAGAACCGCTCTCGCCAGGATCGCCGGTGTGAAGGGCAACATACCAAGCACTAGGACGGGTAACCGACCCCTCCGTCAACAGCCAATTCAGAACAAGATTCTCAGCGTGATCAGAAAGAGCTGTCATTCAAAATTCTCCGAAAAAATAAAAAGCAGCTCGAAGCGGCTTGAAAGAATGTCAATACGCCATTGGCGTGGTCGCAAATTGGGCGAAAATCCCCTAAAACAGGCAACCAAAATGGCGTGAAAAACCCCCAAAAGGGCGGAGCTAATAGCTCCGCCCAAAGCCACTAAAGGCTCGCTCTCGGCTACAGGAATTATGCGCGCCTCCTGCAGCGTTCGCGAAGGGGTTTTAATGGCCCCTTCGCTGGTATGTATAAAGGCGAAGGGGTTTTAATGGTCCCTTCGCCGGTAAGTGCCGCTGGTCAGCGGGAGAGAAGGAGGGAGATGTGCGCGAACGTCAGTGACCAGCGGATACAGCTCGACGAGCATAGAGCATATAGCACAATTTATGCACTGTGTCAAGTCAGCTCACTGGACTTAGGGTATTGCTGGCCTTCCCTTTGATGCTTGCGATCCGATATTCGACCGCCCTTTTCTGAATGCCGTATTTCTGGCTGCCTCTAATGAGCCAAATTCGCTGCGTAATGCCATTGCGTCATTCACTTCCGACTCGCCAGGGGCTTTCGGCAATGACGGGAGTTTGGCTGATACGGAGTACGGAATTTTGCCAGTCAAAAACTCCTCTTTCAATATCTCATCCTCTAGCTCTGGATCAAAGTCCGGAGAAAGAACGTTGCGACGCTTAAGCTCGGCCCAAAATGTCCTACGACTAATCTCACCAGTGATGCGAGCACGAATCAAGCTGTCAACCTCGGAAGTCTCGCGGATCGACAAGTTGAAGTCGCGATTGACCTTGAAGCCATAGAGTTCCTTGTCATCCCTTTCGCGGCCAAGCCACATCTCCGTGAAGCGCATGGCAATCTCGATTGCATCTTCAAGATTAGCAGCGAGCACTTCAACGGCTGAGTGGACGCGCGTCTCGTCAAGAGCGCGCGCTGTAGCGGTCACGTGGCCGGTGCGCTTGATAAGAGGCTGAAGGCCGAGAATGCGCATTTCCTCTTTCAAGTCTTCAAGGTCGCGGCGGCCCGTCTCGATAGCGTGGCCGCGCGGCTCAACATAATACCAGCGGCCCTCAACATCCGTTGTCGTCAGAACGCGCGACGGGCCAACAACAAGCTCCGCATCATCCGCGCCTTGTGCACCCGCCACCGCAAGCATTGGGAAGCGAGCAAAGCTCAGGATGTTGCGCTGGTCGCTAGATGACTGCCAGTGCTCGACCTGCTTATAGGCTAGATCGAGGAACAGCGGCTTGACGCGGAAGCCGCCAAGGCGACGCCCGCACCAGACGGGAACCACGGGAACAAATGGCAACGGCTGCCTAGCCACCATGTCACCCTGTTCCTCTTTTACCCAATCGGCCTGTTTGCCGTCACCCTTTCTCCGTACCCAAACCTCATATTCGCCGGGGCGATAGACGCGAATCCGCTCCACAAGGGTTTCCCTGAACGTGGACTCGTCAAGCTCAATACTAGTCTCGCGATAGCGGAAATGAGTGACAACCTCTCTGCCACCAACAATCGACGTGTAAACGCCTAGAACGTCGTCAGCGCGGATGAAAACCCAATACGGGCGATCCGCACCCGCATCCTTTTGCTCTTTGAGGTTCGCAGCTTCGTTTCGCGCCCAATCGACCAAAATGAATCCGTATCCCATTATTGTGGAATCTTCTAGGAGGATACGGCAAAACTGGTCGAGGTCGTTGCCCATCATGTCGATGTCACGACAAATATCCTTCAGATCGTCGGGAAGGCTCTCCGGAATCACAATCGGCTTCCGGAACGGCAACGACACCGCATTTCTAAGGGCGTCCTCGAAATAGTTCGTAAGAACAGTTCTTTTCAGGCGGTTCTCATAGGCTGTTTGAGATTCGCCCTCATATTTCGGCAAATACCTTTCGCCAGCGGCACGCATAGCCTCGGTGCCGCCCATAATGGCGCGCATCAACGCCCAATCATTTTGCATGGCCAGGGCGTCGGATGACAGTATACTTGGATCAATTTTTTGTTCTTGGGCCATAGGCTAATTACCATCTCATGGGTAAGCTGCCAACGCGCGGGGCAACTTCCGCCAATTCGTTAAAAGCATCGGACGCCGCATCAACTTGGTCGTCAAAGCGTCCATTAGGGAATGAACAGAGTTCGTTTAGAAATTCGTTGTTCCAAGGTGCGCGCAATAGACGAACATTTCCGGCTTCACATTGCGCAGCAAAAGCCCTTGCTCTGGTCTCCTTATCTCCTGTCGGGCGGATAGCTTTGACGTAAAATCCCGCAAGATTGCGGATCATGTGCTGAGCATGGTTCTTTCCAGCAACGCCAGGGTCTTGCGGAACCGTGATACGGGTTTTCTTGCCATCCAGAAGCGCGCAAGCGCGCATCTGGCGATCAACCTCGTGTGACGTAGCGCGGAACCGCACCACATCTTCAATCCAGAAATAGCCTTGGTCGCACCGGCTCATCAGTACGCCAACAGTCCAATCGGGATCGTATTTCGATACGGAACCGGCAATATCCCAGGCGCGCACCGAAACGCGGCGCTCCGGAAGCTCCGTCACGATCTTGAACCAATGGCGTTGGAACATACCGCCCTCGCGTGGCGCGGGGCGTTGCTGCAATTGTCCAGCGGCCTGATAGGGGCCGAGAGGCTTTTCGATGTTGGCAACCTCGGCTTCGCCCATATGATCCGGCCAAAGAAGTTCGCCCTCCTCGGTTCGGATGTCTGCAGGACAAACGAAGGGATGATTGCGCTCGTAGCGCATGGGCAAGCACAAATGCGTGTAGCCCAAGTCTTTTTCGAGGATGAATCCGGAAACGTCGCGCTCGTGGACGCGCTGCATAATGACAGCGAGAGCGCCACGCTTAGGATCGTTGAAGCGCGTAGGCAGAACCTCAGCAAACCACCGCACAGTCTCTTCACGAACGGTATCAGACTCCGCCTGCTTAACGTTGTGCGGGTCGTCAACGCCAATGATGTCGCCACCTTCACCGGTGGCTAGACCGCCAACGGAGGTCGCGACACGGTAACCGCCTCCCTCAATGTCGAAGCGGATTTTTGTGTCTTGATACTTGTTGATGCGGAGGTCCGGGTAGTGACGCTTGAAGTTCGGATGCTTGATGATGGTTCGGCAGCGCAAGCTATCGCGCAAAGAAAGGCGCTCAGAGTACGACGCATAGAGGAAGCGTGCGCCGGGGCCGCACGTCGGAATCTGCTCCCCGTCGTCTCCATAGATAACATCCTGTAGCCATGTCCAAACCGGCCAGAAGACAGCGAATATCAGGGACTTACCACAGCGCGGTGGAATATTGATCAAAAGCCGCTTGATCTCGCCGCGAGTAACGGCCTCAAGATGCTCACAGATCGCATCAATATGCCAGTTGTGTCGATATTCCCGCGGCTCAATCCAATTCCAGGCAAATTCGACAAAATGTCTCAAGCGGCGGCGCGCCAGGGCCGCATGGAGTCCTTCAAGAGCCTGTTTGCGCTGGTCCTCCGTCCAATTCTCTACGTCCAATAAATCCATGAATTAGTTCGACACGATCCTTGGCTTCCGGAGAGCATTCGCCATGCGCTCAAGCTCTTCGGTGCTCATCTTTGAAAAGTCGAGACGCTTGTTGTTCTCGTCTTCGGGCTGCTTATCGGGCTGTTTCTCGACATAGCCCCGAGACTTGCCCTGAGTTTTCAGAAAAAAAATGATTGCAGCGATATTGCCTTCCTTGACGCGCTCTAGGAGCTTGTCTTCAGCAATATCGAGATTGGATTCTTTGGTCTCGGCAATTACATCGCGCAGGTATTCATAGCGCTTGATGTAACCGTTGATGGTTGAACGATTGGTGCCGAGCATTTCCGCGGCCTTGGACTGGTTGCCGTTGGCCGCCCGCAACGCAGCTTCTACCTGCTCAAGCGTGTATTTCTCGCGATAATCTTGCTCAATAGGTGGCTTAACGGCCATCTTCTTTCTCAAACCATTAAAATAAACAAACTTGCAGGCAAAAGGTAACGCCCTGCTGAGAAGGATACCACAAATTTCGGAAAAATACAAGTGGTAGAAGAGAGGATGTTGCAGAGAATGTAGAGATGGGCTATACGCCGCGGGTCAACCTCCAAAGAGAGATGCCATGACGGGGAATGCCGAAACAATGATCATAGCCATGATGGCGACAATCGCCCTCATGACCATTGCGGCCCTAGCAACCCTTGACGATGACGACGATGATTGAGCTGGCGCTACTTGCGGTGGGTATCATCGTCGGTTGGTTTTTAGGACGACTCTGCATGCTCGCAAGCATCATGTGGAAACTCTATGTCAGCAGATAGGTGCATTGTGTGTGCCGAGCCAATGCCTGGGGGAGGGCGCGTGCACTCTTGCCCCAAATGTGGTACACTGCGCATGAGGAAAAATCCCGTTCCCTTGTGGATCAAGCGGAACGGAACAACGATAACCACAACCGACATAAGGAATGGCAAGGCACACAAGAAAAAGGATAACGATTCCTGAGCCGCTAGCTGATTATCTCGTCACAGTCGCCAGCCGAATTGACTACCTCGTTTCCAAGGTCGCTATTGGAGAAGTTCAGGCCGCTTTGGCCGAAGTGGCGAATGACCTGAGAACGCTTGGCTATACCGGCAAAATGACAATCAATGAAGTCCGGAGACGCCGAGCTGGCCCTCCACAAAAGAAAAAGAAAAGGCCGCCCGGATAGGCGGCCAATTCTCACCTCATCTTCT